ATCGGAGGCTCGATCTGCTAAGCGAAAATTCTTCGAGCAAGTACCGGGCCTTCAGAAGCTCATTAAACGACTACAAAATGAACTTGCTCGCACTGGACGCATTACTCTCTGCGATGGAAGCCGAGTTCAAGTAAGCTCACCACACATGGTTATTCCGTACTTGTTGCAAGGTGACGAGTCACGGATAATGAAACAAGCAGGGATTTACTTAGATGAAGAAATCAGACGACACAAACTCGACGCACACAAAGTCGGCGACATTCACGATGAATGGCAGTTCGTTGTTGCAACGTCTAGCGTTGATAAATTCGTTGAACTTGCTCTTGGAGTATTTCCCCGAACAGGAAACTCTTTCGAGTATAATGTCCCAATTGAAGGTGACGCTAAGGTAGGAAAGACGTGGGCAGAGACACACTAACGTGCAACCATTCCAAATACACACCAATAAGGAAGATGTGGTGTTACATTTGTGGGAACTGTAGAGTTGTTCTTTCAATGAAAAATAATACTTGACAAATTAAGTAAAACTAGTTATAATACTACTATAGAAGAAGGAGATACTAGAAATTACTAATAAAGCTGTAGAGTTTACTATTAGAGGAAATATTGACTGGTGCAAGTTGTTTGGGCCAGCACGACCATACTCAGGTGATCCTAAGTTTGATAAGGGACCTAGTTGGTCAGTAGAAATTAATCCTGATGATGCTTCTCGTGGCAAGTTGTCTAAGTACGATCTTGATGAGAAGTTGAAGAAGGATAAGCTGAAGAAGCGTGACGGAACTCCAACGAAGAACCCACGTCCTTACGACTTCCTTCGGTTGACTATTCTTGAAACTCGTCCAGATGGTACGAAGAATAAGCAGCCAGAAGTTCAGGATGCCTATGGTCGTCCGTGGAACCCGGAGACTGAACTAGGCAATGGGACCGTAGCCGACATTATCGTTCGATACGTGGATTACGGAACCACTAAGGGTCTGTACTTCAAGAAGATGCGCGTCCTTAAGTTGGTTCCCTATGAAGGTGGTGGCACTGACTTCGAACCTCTTAGTGAGGACGATCAGTTCTTCGCTGCTTCAGAGGAAGAGATTTCACGGTTGCCAGAAGAAATGGAGCCGCATGTTCAAGAGGATTTGGAAGATGACATTCCTTAACAAGATTGGCCAGAAGCTTGGTCTGATCGACTACACGGATTATTACACGGTTCAGAAGAACCCCACTACTGGAAGGTATGAAATTTATGACAGGGATGGTTTTGCTGTCCGTTCTTATTCTCGCCGTAACGACGCTATTCGTGGTGCGGAGCGGAATGGTTACACTCTCGTTTAACCATAAGACGCTTGATGGTATTCTTGGTGATCTGAAACGTAAGGTTACTCATCTAGAGGAACTTGCTCGTGAAGAGGAACAGAATGCTGCCGATTTTCTTGAGGCACATCTGAACTCTAAGGAAATTGTTACCAAGGCTCGGAATGCAGCAACCAACATCGGAAAGCTGTTTGGATAACATTGAACAGAGAACAGTGGAATGGTACGCGGCTCGTTGTGGTAAAGTAACTGCGAGCCGTATCGGAGACCTTCTCAAGACTTTGAAGAATGGTAATTGGGCTGCCTCTAGGCGTAACTATGCAGCCCAACTAGTTACCGAAAGGTTAACTGGTAAGGTTACAGAGAACTCCTACACCAATGAATACATGGAGTGGGGTACGGAACAGGAACCAGTAGCCCGAGATAAGTATATGGCGCATACTGGGAATATGGTAAACGAGGTTGGTTTTATAGACCATCCTAACATTCCTATGTCTGGTGCGTCGCCTGACGGTGTGATTGGTGATGATGGGCTACTTGAAATCAAGTGTCTCATTAAAGCCAATCACATTGACATTCTTCTCACCGAGGACCTGAGTAAGTTTCTGTATCAAATTTACTGGCAAATGGCGTGTACAGGACGGAAGTGGTGCGACTTTATATCATATAATCCTGAGTTGCCTGAACACATGCGTTTATTTGTAAAGCGTGTTGAACGTGATGAAGAAGAAATTGCACGGCTTGAGTGGGAAGTAACCGACTTCCTTGCGGAAGTAGATGCCACCACTAAACAGTTGCAAGATAAGTTCGGCCCTAGTGTCCCATAAAAAGATACGAGACCCGAAGTTTAAGTCTAGATTCGAAGAGTGGATTTGGGAATGTTGTAACAAGTACAATAACCCTGTCGAATACGAACCAATTAGACTTTCTTATACACTACAGAAAACATACACGCCGGACTTCAGATTGAAGAACGGTATTATAATTGAGGCTAAGGGTCGGTTCGATGCTGACATGCGCCGTAAGATGCTCGCGGTCAAACGTGCCCATCCTAGCCTAGATATTCGTTTTGTCTTTCAGAATGCACAGAATAAGTTAAGCAAGAAGGCAAAGATGAAATACTGGGAGTGGGCCGAACTTCACAACTTCAAATGGGCTGAGGGCAGCATTCCCCCGGCGTGGTTTAAGGAAAAACGATCATCAGCTACACAAAGAAAATCTTAACGATTGACATTGAAACCGCACCAGCTTTAATGGCTGGTTGGGGTATGTTCAAACAGAATTTCGGTGTCGAACAGGTTATCGAATTCCCGTATATCCTTATGATTGGGTACAAGTGGCTAGGCAAACCTGCTGAAGTCCTTACCAATTGGGATATGTCGCAGGAAGAAATGCTAGAGTGTATTCGTATTCTTTGTAAGGAAGCGGATGCAATTGTTTCTAAGAACGGAACTAAGTTTGACGTACCGTGGATTAGGACTGAACTCCTTAAGCACAGGATGGAGCCGCTTCCGAACGTTACTCACATTGATTTGGAAAAGGCTGCCAGAGCTTACTTCCGGTTCCACTCAAATAAACTTGATTACATTCTACGTTACCTTGGTATCGGAAAGAAAGTAGAGCATGAGGGATTTGGTCTGTGGCGCAAGGTCATGGATGGTAATGAAGCTGCTCGCAAGAGGATGGTACATTACTGTAAGGGTGATTTGATTGGTACAGAAAAGCTGTACAAGGAAATGCGCCCACACATTATCAACCATCCGGCGCTCCGAGCTATTGGTACATTAGCCTGTCCTAAGTGTGGTAGCAAGCATACGAAGAAAGATGGTTTCCGATATACTGCTTGTTATCAGATACAGCAGCATCAGTGTTTGGCAGAAGGCTGCCGAGGGTATTTCAGTGGAAAGAAAGTTAAAGTAGCGTAGTGGACACAGAAACTCGTAAGAGGATTGAAGATTACTTTGAAGCACCAGATTTGGTAGACTTCTTACAGATACCTGTATCCGAAATTATTGATGCTTTTGAAATAGAAATTGAGGAAGCTTTAGATGAAGTCGAAGAACTCATGGGAGTACGTGAAAGGAAATGCTAACAGTGACCGCCCCAACTATTACTTCTGGCTCGGCAAAGACGGAGAGCGATCCGAATGGCAAGAATGCCCACGAACCCGGAGCTAAACTTGACAACGGAAAAGTCTGCGTTTGGCGCGGAGCTATCGGATATTTCCCTAGAGCTATCGAACAGGTTGCGGCAGTTAGTACGTTCGGAGCTAGAAAATACGCATGGAAGGGATGGGAATCCGTACCGGACGGAATTAACCGTTACAGCGACGCTATGGGACGACACCTTGTTGAAGAAGGTATCGGACACGTTCACGATAAAGATAGCGGCTTGCTAGTGGCTGCTCACACTGCTTGGAACGCACTAGCACGTCTTGAACTAATGTTGAGAGAGATTAATGAGTAGGTCAATTTATATTGCTGGTCCCATGACTGGCTACCCTGAATTTAACTTCCCTGCTTTCTTTTCTGCTGAAGACAAGCTTCGTAATCAAGGTTGGAATGTACACAATCCGGCAGCTAAGGATCAGGAAGTGGAACTTGATGCTGAGGCTGTCAAGACAGGTGATGCCGTTCGTGCAATCGCCAAGGGCTTTGATTTCCGTGAAGCCTATATGTGGGATTTGAATAAGGTCGTGTACGGCGATGGTATCTACATGCTCAAGGGTTGGGAACAGTCTCCCGGCGCTCGTGGTGAACATGCTGCTGCGGTTGCCATGAAAAAGCATTACCCTGATTACGAAATCATTTACGAGAGCTAAGATGCCTTATATCAAAGAAGAAGCACGAAAAGAGTTGGCATTGTATAGAGTTCTGCCCCGTAAGATAGCTAATGCGGGTGAACTCAACTATATGTTAACTGTAATAGTTAAAGACTATTTGAAGCATAACGGCGAGTCTTACCAATACTTCAATGACTGTATAGGTGCATTAGAAGGTGCGAAGCTAGAGTTGTATCGTCGTCGGGTGGCTCCGTACGAAGATGATAAAATTATCAGGAATGGAGACGTTTACAGTGACCGGAATGCGGTCGTACATCGGGAAGCAGCGACGGGAGCAGAGGCGGCGTAATCACATTGCAAAGGACTTAGCTACCCCTAAGTACAAACAGCGTAAGATTGAAAACAAGAAGAGGAAGC